GATGATGACGATAACGAATTTCAAAGGTGTTCAAAATGTGATGGACACGATGCTTGTGAAGATTTTGGATGTGCTTTTAAAGCTGGGTTAGGTCACTTAGTTGAAAATGACGACCTGCCGTTTTAATTGCCACCAACGTTTTGCGTATATGAGAAGTGGCACTTGTAGAATGTTGAAATTAAGCACGAATGCTGATGTGCCATTTCTTATATACGCTGTTAGCAGTAGTACGTATTTAAACCACAAATGCTCAATCGAAGAACTGAACCTTTTTCTTTTCTTTTTTGTGTTATAGGAAATAAAAAATTAAAATAAAAACAGATGAATAAAATATTTAACGAAAATTGTTTAGACACAATGCAAAGACCTGAATTAACGGGTAAAGTTGATTTGGTCATTACATCACCACCATATAATACTTCGAGAGTAGGTGCAAATGATAAGTATAATAGTAGGTACGATCCTTTTCAAGACTTTACATCAGAGCAAGATTACATTGATTGGACTGTTGATATATTTAATGGTTATGATAAGGTTTTAAGAAAAGATGGTTGTGTGTTATACAATATATCTTATTCAAGTGAAAATACACATTTGATATGGCTTGTAATAGCCGATGTAATTAGAAGAACTAATTTTACAACTGCTGACTGTATTATTTGGAAAAAATCAAATGCACTACCGAACAATAGAAGTAAAAATAAACTAACGAGAATAATTGAATATGTTTTTGTGTTTGTAAGAAAAAGCGAATTGAAAACATTTGATGCAAACAAAAAAGTAGTGTCTGTTATTGAAAAAACAGGACAAGCAAATTATGAAAATGTTTACAATTTTTTTGAGGCTAAAAATAATGATGGTTCAAATGATTTAAACAAAGCAACATTTTCAACTGACTTTGTGAAAAAATTGATAGATATTTACGCAAAACCAAACTCTTTGATTTATGATAGTTTTATGGGAATTGGAACTACCGCAAAAGGTTGTATTGAAACACAAAACAATTATGTAGGTTCAGAACTTTCCGAAGCACAAATTTTTAATTTTGAAGCGTGGAAAGAAAAAAGAAAAGAAAAAGATTTAACGCAGAAAACTTTATTCGGAGATGGAATGTAGTATTACTGCTAACGTCTGTATTGTCGCAACTAAAAAAAATTGCAGTATTGAATCTCAATAACTTAATTATATTTTCACACAATATTTAAAAATAAAACAATAATGAAACGAAACATCAACCCTGCTTCAGTAAAAATAATAAACTTTGAACAGGTTTTTGCAAACCGAAAAATTCGCCAACACATCCCATTCATCATTGATTCATCAGGGAATGGCTATTATCTATACAACGGGCGTAAACTATCAGAGAAAGAACTAAACGAATTATTACCCATCGAATTTAAAAGGCGGGGATCAGAAAACAATCCTGATAAAAGCAAATGTTACTAATTCAAATAACAATTAAATCTAAAAAATGAAATTTAAAACTGCCAAAGCTGCTATATGCAATGCTTTTTTACAAGGAGAGAAGTTAACTATTTTAGATTGTTTCCGTAAGTTCGGGGTTAGTAATTTGCCAAGAGAAGTTAGAAGGATGATCGAAAAACCTTTTGATGTAATTATTGAAAGAGTAGATAAGCAAGGGTTAACAAGATTTCGCCACACCTGTAATTACAAAGAATATTCCCTTGCGCATAACAAAAGAAACAAACAAGGAATACAAAGAATGTTAGAATACGTTAATAAAAATATTGTATGAATGAAAGTAGGATAAGAGACACAGATATTGTAGGTTTTCTTAAAGTAGTATTCAGGGGTGAAGCAGTATTCTCAAAGCCATTAATTTTTAGAGGCAATAATTCTTTAGTTAATATAGAAAAACAAGCATGGGATGTAATTAGAACAACCTACTACATGAATATGCTTTGCAGGGATGATGTTTTTATAGAAAAAGAATACACCGAACCTTACTGCCTTTTTATCAAAAAACAAACCCACGAAATATTTAGAGAAGGCAAAAACAAAATAACTAAAGACTTCAAACCTGTACCTAAAATTAGAATGTAAAATATTTTTTTGTTGTATATGAATATTTTTTTAATTTGCGGGTGCGAAGTGAAATTTAGATTAACGTAGATACATCGACTTTATTACAGAAAATACTTGCCGGGGCATCCCGCCTCAACGTTGGTCTTGAAATCGCTTCGCAACTTTTTCAAATGCCCCGGCATTAACTTTTCACACCAACAAACTCTTATGAGAGACTCTATTATTTTTTACAGGAGTTTTTATGAGGCTATTAAAGAACTACCTGAAAATATCCAATCTCAAGTATATTCAGCTATTTTCGAGTATTCATTGAACTTCAATGAGCCTCAACTTGAAGGCATTTCTAAAACAGTTTTTACTCTTATTAAACCACAATTAGACGCTAATAATAAGAGATTTGAAAATGGTAAAAAAGGTGGAAGAAAAACCAAAAAAGAACCAAAAGACAACCAAAATGAAACCAAAAGCGAACCTAATAACAATGCTAATGCTAATAACAATGTAAATTATAATGATAATAAAAATGAAGATAGCAAGCAAGCTATTGTAGTTGGCATAACTTGTTTAACCCAACAGGATGCCTACATGGCTCTATGTAATTGCGCAAGCAAAGCGTTTTCTACCGAAGAACTATTAATAGAGGCACAAAAGATGGCCGACAAGTACAACGGCAAACCAATAAAAAATATTCAGGCATTAGCAAACACATGGATTTCAAATAAAGTGCCAACAGGGAAATCAACAGTCAGCAAATCGGTAGTTATATGAGCATTAACTTTGAAAAATACGGAATTGACCCTTCAAAAGTACGTGGGGGAAAAACCGTTTGTCCAAAATGCTCCCACACGAGAAAAAATCGCAACGATAAATGTCTTTCTGTTGATCTGGCTACCGGAATGTTTAACTGCCATAACGCTGGATGCAATTTTAAGGGCTGTGCAGCGGAGTTTGACCGTCCGAGAAGGGAATATGTCAACCCGCAAGAGAAACTGTCTAAATTAGGCTCTAAATTGCTCCTATGGTTTGAATCTATTAGGGGTATAACGAACTACACGTTGCTGAAATTTAAAATTACAGAAGCAAAGGAATGGATGCCGCAAGTTGAAAAAGAACGTAACTGTATATGTTTCAATTACTTCCGAAAAGGAAAGCTGGTTAATATAAAATTCAGGGATGCTGAAAAGAACTTTAAACTTGTAAAAGGGGCGGAATTAATTTTTTACAACCTCGATTCTATTGCCAGAGAAGAAGAAGCGATAATAGTTGAAGGGGAAATAGATTGCTTGTCGGTAGATCAATGCGGGTTTCATAATGTAGTTTCTGTACCTAACGGGGCTTCGTTGGGAAGTGCAAGGCTTGAATATTTAGATAACTGTTTTGATGAATTTCAGGATAAAAAGAAGATAATCATTGCAACAGACAATGATGAAGCTGGCAGGGCTTTATGTGAGGAACTTGCCCGTAGGTTAGGTAAAGAAAGGTGTTACAAGGTATCGTACCCTGATGACTGTAAGGATATGAATGAGGTAATGCTTAAACATGGGTCGGATGGGGTTAAGGTTATTTTACAGACAGCAGAAGAGTACCCGCTTGAAGGGATAGTTGATCCGGAAGATATTTACCAGTTTGCTAATGAATGGTATTTTAATGGTTATCCTAAAGGGGCGGATACTAAAATTGATGGATTTTCAGAATACCTACGTTTTGCCCCCGGTCAGCTAACCACAATAACAGGAATACCAGGTCATGGGAAAGATGAATTTACCAATTTAATAATGACCAACCTTTGTAAAAATGAAAAATGGAAATTTGGCATAGCAGGATTTGAAGAAACACCAGCACAAACAGCGACAAAAATAATTGAAAAATTTGTCGGTAAAAGTTTTGACTTCCGGGTAGAGCCAAACCATAGAATGACTATTGATGAGTTTAATGATGGGATGTTATTCGTAGCAGATAATTTTAAGTTTATAAATACAGAACAAACGGCTTGTGATTTAGATAGTATTTTGACTTTAGCTGAACAACTTGTTGGCAGATATGGGATAAAAGGATTTTGCCTTAACCCGTGGAACTGGGTAGATCATAGTAGGGATGGGAGAATGACTGAAACAGAATACATAAGTGGATGTTTGACTAAAATATTAGTTTTCGCTAAAAGATTTGGTGTACACTTTTTTCTAATTGCCCATACAACAAAAATTCAAAAAGATAGGCAGACAAATAAGTACGAAATACCTACGCTTTATTCAATAGCAGGCTCCGCAAATTTTTTTAATAAAACCTCAAATGGCATTTGCGTTTACCGTCATTTCGATACAGGGCAAGTCGAAGTACATGTTCAAAAAGTAAAACAATCTTGGTTAGGGAAAACAGGGATGTCTTTATTTGGCTACAATACCTACACAAGACAGTACTACAAGATGAATAACGGTATGTGAGAAAAAGTGAAAAATTAGAAGAACCGTCTATTTACGTTTGGTAAGTAGCCATTTCTGCTAACATAACAATAGTATTGACGAACCTTTTTGATGCTTTTCCGCCGCAACTAATTAACAATCAATAACGCCGAATCCCCGCTTTACCCTAAACAATCCCCAACCCTTCCCGGATAACTCGATATATGCCTGCTGTCACTTTTTTTCTTTTTGAAGTATATCTACTTTAGCCTTAATATCTATTAATAGTTCTTTTAGTTCATGTGTGTACCATTTGTGTGGTTGGGCGGAAAGTGATTTTAGTTCAGAAGTGATGCCGGGTTGTTCTTGTTCTAATCTTTTTGTGTATTCTTCGTAGTTGCCGGAATGTAGTTCGTTACATTCTTTACATTGTACTCTTGCATTTCTTTTATCCCATCTAAGTAAGGTGTTACCTCTTTTTTCGTAGTGTCCGCATTGTGCATCGGCGAATGGCACTTTTTTATCACAGGTATAGCAGGTACATTTCCCCGCTTTGTCAACATCCATAAGCCTAATAAACAAAGAAAAATAATAGTCTAAGTCCTGTATTAGTGATTGTCTGCTTTCTGAATTATCTTCTTCTTCATTTCCCCATGCGGATTGCTGCTTTTTTTCAAAGTTTCTCAACCCCTTATTAAAATCCTGCATCCTGCAACAATCCAGACAATACAACTCTTTACCTCTCTTTTTTACCATTTGTTTTTTATCAGGGTGGTTTACACAGTAACCTATTTTTGACTTGGCGATCATTTTTTTAAATAAATTTTGGCGGTTCAAATATATGTATATATCTTAGCCGGAACAAAAAAAGTAGCATGGCTAAATCAGAAAACACAATAAGGAAGCTAATAGACTTAGACGAAGAAACAATTAATTCTCTAACAGAAAAAGCAGAGCAAGGTGGCTACATAAACAACAGAAGCAAAGAAAGAGGGGGAGCATTAAAGCCATACGCTGAAAGAGTTCTTATCGAACACGCTCAAATGAAAAAAGTATTCAAAATTCCAACTAACGAAGGTAGCGAATCAGAAGAATACGAGGAAGGGTAAAAACAGAAAAGCCGACCACAGGGGTCGGCATCTTTTCACAAAGTTCTTTTTTTAATTACGCATTAGCTGCGGTAACCAAAGTAGAAACGGCTGCGGCTGTGTAATACTTGGTAGGTCTTTGATTAAGTCCGGTTCCCGGAATCTCAATGATTGACTGACAAGTAACTTGGGCAACACCACGTACAGCAGTTGTTGGATAAATGTGAACTCCCTGACTTGGGAATGAATTTAAAACTCCACCTGCTGGTGTTACGTCTGTGTTACCTCCGGCTGCATCAATGCCGTAAATGTAAGCTGTGAATTGGTTTGCCATTTTTCTTAAAAGTGTTTTTAGGTTAGGAAATCTCCCGTCATTCGACAAGATTGGCGTAATAAAATTAGATAATTTTCAACAAATGGACGAAAACTTTATTTATTATAAAACAAGCTCACCAGCAGGAGATTTAATTTCTTTTTTGGCAGGGGTGAAAAAAATGTATGAAAGGACAGGCCGCAAAGGTGTTATTTACCAAAGATTAAACATGGAGGGGGGGAGCTACTACGGGGCAGTTCATCCGTTTTTAAATGAAAGGGAACATCCAATATGTATGAACCAGTATATGTTTGATATGCTAAAACCAGCTATATTAACACAAGAGTACATAGAGGATTTCTTAGTTTATGACGGGCAGAAAGTAGATTTTGACTTTGATTTAATAAGACAAGAGAGATTTACAGGGCAGCCTGGGGGTAGTTTAAATAGATGGTTTTTTTATGTTTTCCCTGAAATGGCTTGTGATTTATCTAAGCCGTGGTTTCACGTGGAACCTACAAATGATTTTTCAAATACAGTAATCCTAAACTTTACATTAAGGCATAGAAACCCGCTTATTGATTATAGCTTTTTAAGGAACTATGAAGGTAGTTTGTTGTTTGTTGGGCTGCCGGAAGAATATAATGCCTTTAAAAATGAATGGAAACTTGATATTGAATATTTAAAAGTCAATAATTTTTACGAATTGGCTTCAATAATAAAAGGTTGTAAGTTCTTTCATGGTAATCAAAGTTTTTGCTATCAATTAGCGGAATCTATGAAAGTACCAAGATTGCTTGAAAAATTTGTTTTAATGCCTAATATTATACCAGTTGGGGATAATGCTTTTGATTATTACGCCCAATTAGCGGCTCAATTACATTTTGTTGAATTGTTTAAAATTAATATAAATGAACGGGAAGCAATCTAAGAAACTAAAGCGAGTTGCTAAAATGATGGCAATAGGGAAATCAGAATCAGAGAAAAATAAAATTTGCAACAGGCTTAAAGAAGTACATAAAAAAACAAAAGGTAAATGAGAAAACTCGATAATGTAAGCCTTGTTTGCATAGATTGTTATAGTTACGGAAAGGCGGTATCAGCTATTCAAAAAAGTTTACAGCAAATACAATTTGAAAAAGTTCTGTTTCTTACCGATATTAAAATTGATTTAGAAGATATAGAAGTAGTTCAAATACCTTCAATAAGATCAAAAAGAGAATACAGCGAATTTATAATAAAGCAACTTGCTAACTATATCCCTACAGATTACTTTTGCCTTATTCAAGCAGACGGGTACATAATTGACGGCAACCAATGGGATGACAGATATTTTGATTATGACTATATTGGCGCTCCGTGGCTGTATGATAATGATAGACAAGTAGGGAATGGAGGTAGCTCTTTTAGAACAAAAAGGCTTCACGAAATATTAGCAAATGATGAAACAATAAGCGTTTTGCACCCAGAAGATCAGTCAATTTGTATAGTTTACAAATTTTATCTTGAAGAAAAATATGGGATTAAATTCGCTCCGGTTGAACTTGCAGAAAAATATTCTTACGAATTAAGGCAGCCTAACCAGCCAACATTTTCATTTCACGGGAACTTTCATGCACCTTTCAGGCCGTATGTAGTTTTAAAAAGAACTTGTGCTATGGGGGATATTATTTTAATGGAACCCGTAATGAGGTATTATGCAATTAAAAATTACAATGTAGTATTGGATATACCTGCGGAATATTTTGATTTATTTAAAAACCACTATTTCCCTGTAATACATATATCTAATTTTGACAAGGGGCGAATAACTCCTGAAAAGATTATAGATTTAGATATGGCATACGAAGTAAAGCCAAGACAGAACTATATAAAATCTTACTTCCAATTTTGCGGCATAGAAGATTATGTTTTATCAAAGCCGCAATTAAGTCCTGAATGTCCTGAAAGATTAAAGCCATTTAAAAAGTATTGCGTAGTTCACATTGACAATAGAGAAACACTTCATAGAAATATTTACGGGGTTGATTGGAGTAAAGTGGGAAAACATTTAACCGCATTAGGCTATACAATAATTCAAATAGGCAAAGGGGATCACATTCAAGTAGGCACAGAATTAAACACAGTTTCACCAGAACATTTAAAGTTTTATATATCTGCCTGCGATTTGTTTATTGGCGTGGATTCCGGCCCTTCACATATAGCCATAGCGTACAATAAGCCATGCGTTATTTTCTTTGGTAGTGTTAATCCTAATTACATTCATGCCGACCTTACAAATGTAGAAGTAATACAAGGTAGTTGTGATAAAGCGTATTGCTGGCATCAGGTAGGAGGAACAGCAGGTAAGGATTGCGAATATTTAGGAACAAAAAAAGCGCTACAATGTTGCTATTCTCAATGGGAGGACGTAACAGATGCTATTGATAGATTAGTGAACTACCCAACCACTAAAGATGGTTGAGCTTCGGAAGTCAACACTCCCCGTAATCGGGGCAGTTCGTTCCGATTTTTAAGTCTGCGTCCCACAGACAAATGATTTTTAAGAGCAAAGTTTTTAATATTTATGGCAGCATTAACATCACGATTTAACAAAGTTCCACAGGATTTACAAGCCCATTCACGGTCTTGCAATGTGAGTTCTTTCTTAATTGCTCCGCAACATGAACAGGTTTTGCTGCTTGGCTCAAATGTTCCTATTTCTAAAATGTTTACTCCGTACCAATCGGCTTTGTATTTCAGAAAATCAGTGAACATTCCCCACCCTGCATCTTGGATTGATTGTGCAAGTTTGTGGTTTTTGAGCATATTGGCTACCTGTAAAGTTTCAATGGCGATGCTATCGTGGTTCTTGAGTAGTTCGCTGGAAACTTTATGTAAAAAATCTTTACGCTGGTTAGATACTTTCTCATGGAGTATGGCTAATCTGCGCTTTGTTCTTTTGCCTTTATATTTTGAAAATCTTTGTTGCGTATATTTTAATCGTGCAAGTTGTTTTTTCAAGAATTTAGGATTATCAAATTCTTTGCCATCGGAAGTAACAATGAAAGTTTTTATTCCTAAGTCAATGCCAACCGTTTTACTTTCTTTGATTTTATTTTTTGCTTTGCAGCCTGTATTTGTTTCGCACAATATGGATGCAAAATATTTACCTGTTGGAGTTCTGCTTATTGTAGTCTGCCTGATTGTTCCTTTAATCGGACGATGCAAAATAATATCAATCCCTTCTTTAAATTTCGGGACAATCAGTTTATCGTTTTCTAAAATGATATTCTGTGGAATATTGAAACTACCGCCTGTTGATTTCTTTTTGAAGTTAGGGAAATTGCCTTGTCCTTTAAAAAATCGTGTGAAAGCATTGTCTAAATTCCTGATAGGCTGTTGCAAAGATTGGCTATTGATTTCTTTTAGCCATTCACATTCTTTTTTTAAGTCAGGTAGTTGTTTTATTAAAGCGAAACAATCAAGATTAATCCGATTACCGGCATACGCCATTTGCTTTGTTTCTAAGGCTAAATTATATATGAATCTTGCAGAACCAATATGCTTATTCAGCAAAATAGTTTGTTTATGCGTTGGGTTAATTCGGTATTTAAAAGCCTTTAGCACGAAGCAAAGATATAATATTTTACAGATACTACACAATTTCTTTAATTTTGTAAGTGTAACGGAGTGTCGCTTACATCCCATCGGCTAAAGACCGATGGGTTTTACGCTCCATTTTATAAAAAAATGAGCGAGAAACTAAACAAGTTAATGGAGATTATTAATACTGCTTTGCAGGCTCCAGGAAAATCAAAACTTACGGAGGCGCAATTTGATGTAGGTGGTTTTATTTCTCCTAATGTAAGGCACTTATATAATAATTTAGGAGCTATCAGTACGCATTATCTTGAATGTGGCACACACGCTGGGAGTAGTTTGGTTAGCGCTGTTTATGGCAATGATAATTTAAAGTCAGCAACCGGAATAGATAATTTCAGTTTGTTTAGTGAAAACCAAGATATAGCAAAAGAGTTTTACAATAATGCAGACAGGCATATTAAAGGGAGGTACACAATGCTTGAAATGGATTATTTTAAAACAACAAAAAAAGAAATACCTAATCCGATAGACTTGTATCTTTTTGACGGGGATCATTCTTACGAGCATCAATATAAAGGAATAACCCACTATGCACAATTTTTCGCAGATGAATGTATTGTACTTGTCGATGATGGCCTCTGGAAAGAACCTAATGCTGCCACATTTAAAGGGCTTGCTGATTCAGGATTAACAGTAGATTATTATATGACATTGTGGAGTGGGAGAGAATCTGATTGCGGGGATCGTGGTTTCTGGAATGGGATTATTGTTGCTTTAGTTTCAAAAAATAAAAAATGAGATTGTTAATAGATTCAGAAGGAGATGGAGAAATACACTACAAAATAATTGATGCAATATGTTCTTTGCATAAAAGAGATTCATTGATTGATGTAGGGTGTGGGTTTGCGCCTCAAACGAGAAAATTACAATTTGCGAAAAAGAAGTACATAGACATTGTAGAAAGGGATTTAGAAGAAGCGAATGATGATTTTGAGGTAGTGGATATTTTAGAATTAATAAAGGAGCCACCAGTAACAAAGCAATACGATGTAGCTATTTGTTTAGATTGCATAGAACATTTTAGAAGATCGGATGCAGCCCGTGTTATTATATGGATGGAGCGAATTGCAGATACTAAAATATTCTTTACTCCTTTAGGGGATTACATTATTGAAACAGAACCTACAAACAATCCAGATAGTCATAAGTCAGGATGGATGCCAGAAGATTTTGAGAAGATAGGTTACGCAACAATAGTATTCCCTAACTACCATGCTAAAATGAATTTGGGTGCTTTCTTTGCTTTTAAAACTAAAAATACAGAGCAAGATTGCGTAATTTTAAAACAACTTATTTGATGAATAAACTTGCCGGAACCTTATTCGTGCATAACGGCGAAAGATTTGATTACTGTTATTTAGAGGCTATAAAATGCCTTACTGAATTTTGTGATTATACAGTTGTGGTGGATGCTGGCAGTAACGATGGTACAACAGAAAAATTAAAAGAGCTTGATTACCCAAATTTTAAAGTAATATACCTTACAAATGAAGAATGGGAAGCACAAACAGGTAAAGAAAAACTGAATTATTTTACTAATGTGGCTATACAAGAAGTTGATAGAATGGGGTTTCAGTATCAGTTTAATTTGCAGTCAGATGAAATAGTACATGAGAAGTCATACGAAGTAATAAGAAAGGCAATACAAGATAACGAAGATGGTTATTTGTGTTCTCGAATTAACCTTTGGAGTTCTCCATATAAAAAACTTATTGTAGATCAAAGCCGGATGCCATGCAGCGACAAAGTAATAAGACTTGCAAAAACAAACAGAAGAAGTGTAGGGGATGCGGAGAGTTTAGGCGTAGTTCAACTTGAAACAAAATATGCAAATGATATTAGAATTTACCACATGGGGTTTGTGAGGGATAGGAAAATAATGAAGGATAAAGTAATTCATATCCAAGAGAAAGTGTTTGGAGTTAACCATGATCCTAAACTTGATGGGGTGGATGAATTTGTGCCAGAAAGGTGGTTTTCTGAAAGTGATTTGCAGTTAATAGACGAACCGTTACCGTTAATTATTCAAGATTGGGCTAAAAAAAGAAGTTAATTGGTTAAAGACAATGGTATATTATTCCAGATTGTAACGCACTATGCGGATATGGTTAACAACAAAAATGTTAACCCCCAGATACTACCATGTAGTACCGTTTTCGTGAATACTTTATCGGTTTATTATAGTGAACTACCCATTGGCTAAAGACCAATGGGCTTCGGAAGTCGTCACTCCAACCATCGTTGGCAGTTCGTTCCGATTTTTTAGTCTGTGTCCCACAGACAAGTAATTTTTAAGAGCAAAAGATTTTATGTTACAAGCAGCATTGACATCACGGTCAAGAACAGCAGAACAACTACCACAAGTCCATTCACGGTCTTGCAGGGTTAGTTCTTTGTTGGTGTTTCCGCAATGTGAGCAGGTTTTGCTGCTTGGCTCAAACGTTCCTATTTTCAGAATGTTCTTGCCGTACCATGTCGCCTTGTATTCTAACATCTCTACAAACGTTGACCAACCCGCATCGCTTATTGATTGTGCAAGTTTATGGTTTGCCAACATTCCTTTAACATTCAAATCTTCAATAGCTAAACTATCGTGGTTCTTGATTAGTTCGCTTGAAGTTTTGTGTAGGAAGTCTTTTCTTTGGTTAGCTACTTTTTCGTGTAAGATTGCCAACCTATGTTTAGTTCTTTTGCCCTTATGTTTTGAATATTTACGCTGCACAAACTTCAATCTGCTTTGTGCTTCACGAAGGAATTTTGGGTTATCGTACTCTTTTCCATCAGATGAAACAAGATATGTTTTGATACCTAAATCTATCCCAATTGTGGTATCTTCTTTAATTTTTGCTTTTGCTTTAATTGCCTCACCCGTTTCGCAAAGTATAGAAACAAAGTATTTCCCTGTTGGTGTTCTGCTAATTGTAGCTTGCCTTATTGTTCCCTTAGTTGGACGGTGTAAAACAATTTCAATTCCTTCTTTAAATTTAGGTATTACCAGCTTCCCATTTTCCAATAGAACATTTTGCGGCACATTGAAGCTCCCACCGTTTGACTTCTTTTTGAACTTTGGGAAACTGTTTTGCCCTTTAAAAAAGCGTGTAAAAGCATTATCTAAATTCCTGATAGGCTGTTGTAAGGATTGGCTATTAATTTCTTTAAGCCACGTACATTCTTCTTTAAGTTCAGGGAGTTGTTTAATCAGTGCAAAGCAATCCAGATTAACCCTACTTCCAGCGTATGCCATCTGCTTTGTTTCCAAAGCCAGATTATACACAAACCTTGCACTACCGATATGTTTGTTTATCAGTATTGTCTGTTCTCTTGTTGGAGTTAATCTGTATTTGAACGCTTTTAACACAATACAAAGATACGATATTTTACAGAAAAAACAATTATCTTTAAATCTATGTAAGTGTAACGGAGTGTCGCTTACATCCCATCGGCAGCAAAGCTGACCAATGGGTTTTACGCTCCATTTTATAAATTTGTCAAAGAAAATGAACGTTTTGGCACACAGAACGAACAGTAATTAAACATTTTAATATAAAAATGATAACGTGAGCAAGTATTTTATAGTTTCACCTGATATTGTAGGATTATCGGATCAAGAAATAAAGCAGATTGAAAAAGAAAACAAAGAAAAAAGCGACAGCATACAGTCCTATGTAGAAAAAGAAGCTAAGAGGATAATAGAAACACCTGATAATCTAATTCATACTTTTGGCCGGGTAGTTATAAAAATAAACCTTGAATATAAGAACTCCCATACATTAAGTGATGGTTTAAAAATATCACTCCAAAGACAATTCAACAACTTAAATAGGAGGTACACAGAACCAGTAAATGCAATAGTAATATCAGCAGAAGATATACCTAAAGATGCAGAGGTATTAATTCATCCTAACGGTATCATTGACAGCAATAAAATATTCGACTATAAAGCAAACTATGTTTCAATAGGCTACTACTCTATACCAAGAGAGCAATGCTTTATTTGGAGAAAAGATAATGAGTGGGTAGCATTGCCTCCATTCCAGACAGCATTAAGGGTATTTGAGCCATACACCGGAACACTTGAAAATATAGAACCAACTTTATTGAAAAACACTTTGTATGTAACAAGTGGTAACTTAAAAGGCAAAGTAGTAATAACAATAAAAGCAAGCGACTACCAAGTTCATTTCCAAGATACGAATGGCAGAGAAGGTTGTATTATTAGATTTCGCCCTGATGGAGATAAAACAAAAGATCACGAACCAGAGGCTATTGCCATATCGGAAGAACTAACTAAAAAAATAAACAATAACGAACTCTTGATAGGGTACGAAATTTCAGATGCTAAAACATTGAGCGATTATGACAGATAAAGAAAAAATACAAGAGCTTGAAAATAAATTAAAGTCTTATGAAGAAGATGGGGTGGCTAAACTTTATTACTCACTAAACAGGAAAGCTGCTGAAATGGCTGATCTTTTAAATAAAAGTGATTTAAAAACAGTTGATTTAGTTGATGGTAAGGATAAGACATTTGAAAGGCTTAAAATTATATGGAATGACGCTGCTAATATTGCAAATGCCGTCCGTTCTATGGCTGAAACTGCTGGATTAACTGGAGATGAAAAAAAAGATACTACAAGAAAAGGATCGTTTTTAGACAAAGCGGTTCAATAAGTATATGGGAGAAATAATAGAAATATACAATACTAAAATAACATTACCAGATACACCTCCTTTAGATGAGATAGAAGATTGGGGTATGCCTGCAAAAGAGCAATATTGGCGCAGAAATCCATTGCCTAATATTTTCAAAATATTAAATAGGGATGATGACGGTAATATTATTTTAACTAAGGAGCAAGAAGATTATTGTACAAAGGAATTTTACAGAATAAAAAATGGTTTTTGGTTTTATCTAAATGGTGTACCAACTTACATAACTGGGAGGCATTATTATTACCTACAATATTGGATATTAGAAAACAGAAAGCCTCCAGAATACAGAGATAACAGTAGGCGGTATTTTTTGTATTTAGAACACTGGTATAATGTTTATTGGTGCAGAGGGGTGATACGTGGTAAAGGAAGGCGTAGTGGGGCATCTTCTGAATCTTCATCAAATATTACATGCCATGTAACTACTACAAAAAATGCAAGAGGCGCTCACGTTTCTAAAACGAGTTCAGATGCCCGAAAGATGTTTATATACCGTATGCAGTTTGGGTTTAGGCATCTACCGTTTTTCTTACAACCTACGCTTGCTAATGATAAAGATAGTAAGAGTGAACTTGTTTTTAATGTACCATTAGCCAAAACAAAAAAAACAAAAAAGGCTCAATTAATTGATGAAGTTGAAGGGTTAAATTCAATATTAGATTATCAGCCAACTGCAACAAATAGTTACGATTCTGAGCGTGTTACTTGGGCTTTTATAGATGAAGGTGGAAAATTCCCTACTGATGTTCCTTTTTCTCAATTCGTGTCTATTATATTAGAAACACTAACAGAAGGTGCGGAAAGGGTTGGGTTTGCTGAGTTCCCGTCAACTGTTAATGAATTGACAAAAAAAGGTGGTGCTGAATTTAAAAAGGTTTGGGATGATGCAGATTGGAAGAAAATAGAAGATAATGACGAAGATGATGAAGATGCAGATTTATCGGCGGAGGATGAAGCTACTGCTAATACTTTAGTAAGATATTTTTGTCCTGCTTATGATGGATTAGCCGGGTTTATAGGGAAGTATGGGGAATCAATTATTGATGCTCCAAATGAAGAACAATCTAAATATTTAATAGCTAAATATGGGATAAAGAAGTATGAGGGGCAATTAAAATTTGGGGCTAAAGCATACTTAGAAAAAAGGAGAAGTAAATTAAAAGGGCCAGCTTTAGAAGAAGAAATAAGAAAATACCCTTTTGATGAGCGAGAAATGTTTATGGCTGCTAATGCCGATTGTGTATTTAATATGCAAAACATTTCAAAACGAGAAGAAGAATTAAAACAAAATAAAGTATATAAAAGGTCTATTATTTTTTTTCGAGATTTGGAGCAGAAAGTTAGGTGGAGGGATGTAACCGAAAATGAAAAATCATTTCATTGGAAAATAACATGGGGCCTCGCTAACAATTTTGAGCCAAATAAATACATTATGGATGGCAGGCTAAGAAAGCCTGCACGAACATTTGATGGAGCTATAACGGTAGATAGTTATTCAAATAGCCAGGGGGGAAGGAAATATGGGTCTAAAGCATCTGCCTGGATAGGTAGAAAATTTGATATTAATGATCCTCATAATAGCGGTAAGGCTATTGGACATTTATATGGCCGCCCATCTGTAAAAGATATTTTACACGAGCAAGTTATGTTGGCGGCGGAATATTTCGGGTACCAAGTTTGGTATGAGCATACGGCGGATGATTATGAAGGATATTTTAGAGAACGCGGGAAACAAGGATATTTAGGAGTTTATCCTTTATCTTTAATCGATCCAACAAAAAGGCAGTCAGCAGATCGTCACAAAGGCACACCGATCACACCATTTAGTTTAACCAGACAATTAGATAATGGGATTGCTTATTTTGAGTATCATTGCGATAAAATTGATTTTGAGGAAATACTGTCAACCGCCAAAGTATTCGACCCATATGATAGAACGGCGTATGACTGTATTGTATCTTTTTTAATGTTAATTTCAGTTTTACAAGAAACAGTAGCTGCACCTCCGCCTTTAAAAACTCCCTTAGTTAGAGTTTACGAAAACACAGGCACAAGAAATTATCTAACAACAGGTCTGGATAATTGAAAGTGAAAAAATATTTTTTAGCATTTGGTAAATAGTTTCTATATTTGAAGGGCTAACCTTCCAATATTAAATGCCAAATACTAACTCTCCGGATGTTAATACGGGTGGTGCAGGAGGCAATGTACTAAAGACATTCCAGATTGACCCCACTCTTAGCATTGAGCAAAAGTCTAATTGGGCTTATGGTAAGTCGTTAGCTCAATACATAGAATCAACCGTTAATGGCGGTTCTTCAAGTTACTTCTGGAATAGAAATCAAAGATGGAAAGTAAACCGTAGCTACGCAAATGGGCGTGTGAATATGCAACGGTTTATGGATTTGCTTGAATTTAACGGCAAAACCAATTACGCAAACCTTCTCTGGCAATCAATACAAATAGTAAATAGAATTGTTTCTGGGCTTGTTGGTAGGTGGATGCAGAGAAATGAAAAAATACAAGTAAGCGCCACCGACACATTATCTAAGAAAGAAAAGGAAAAGAACTATCGGGAAATAGAGTTTGCTATACAGTACCGTGAACAGTTATTGGCGTTACAGGAGCAAAGTGGTGTTCAAATGCTGCCCGAAGACCCTAACTTACCGCTTTCCGTTGATGAATTATTGCTTTGGAAAGATCAGTTTGAAAGGCTGCCAGAAGAAATAGAATACGAATTAGCGTGCAATGATATTCTTGCTGCGGAAGGGTGGTTTGATGTTCTTAAAGAGAAAATGCTACATGATAGCGCGGCAGTCGCATTTGTAGGTACTTATACTTACATGGATGATGAAGGAGTAGTGCATATTGAATATTTAAAGCCAGAAAACTGTTTTTATTCTTATTCTAACTTCCCTGACTTTAGAGATACTACATGGCGTGGGTATATGCGCACACTTAAAATAAGTGAATTGCGTAAAAAATATGGGGCAGAGTTTGGGGGTAAATTAACAGAAGAACAAATATGGAACATAGCGCAAAGCGCAAAAGAATATCAGCTATACGACAATATCACATGGCTTACTGACTGGAATGTAACTTTTTTAAGACCGTATGATGAATGGAATGTAACGGTACTTGAATATGAGTTAAGAACAGTTGATAAAGAACCATACACCATAACCACTACCAAGAAGAACAAAAGCACAATAATTAATAAGGGTATTGGCAAAAAATCAGAAAATACAAGGTTTGTAGAAGATACGAGAATAAATATTTATCGTGGTGTTTACGAAAGAACAACACAAACGCAACTTGAATGGGGGCTTAAAAAGAATATGATTAGGCCACAAGACCCTAAAGAAATGGGTAATGCAGAGTTTTCATACTCATTCTATATGCCTCAAAACTTTGATATGCTTTGTTTGGCTGTACCTGAAAAAATACAGGAGCCAGCAGATCAAATGATTATTGCTCGCCTTAAAATGCAACAATTAGTGGCTAAAATGAGGCCAGTAGGTGCAGCAATTAATTGGGATGCGTTACAAAATATTGATTATGGCTTAGGGGATGGGAATAAAGCTATTGACGTTAAAAAACTATACGATCAAACAGGGGATATTTACTATCATTCACGAGATGCAGAAGGTAATCCTATTCCACTCCCTATTGTAGAATTACAAAATTCTGGATTCCTTGCTCAAATGCAGGGGCTTATTGCTTTGTACGATAAGCACTACCAGATAATGAAAGACGAATTAGGGGAAGACCCTAATCTTATTTCGCAAGCAGCAACACCAAGAGTAGCAGTACAAAACATAGATACCGCACAACAGCAAGCCGAATACGCAACCGATTATTATTATTGGGCTTATTTAAGATGCATGGAAGATACTGCTAAAAAAGTTTCATGCTTACTTAAAAACTCTGTTACATACGGGGCAGAAGTTTACAGGAAATTAGTTAAGAAAGATAATGTTTCAGATAGAATGTTCAGCACAAAATTGCAGATGCTCCCTGATTCCATGCAGATAGCGCAATTTGAACAAACTATTAATACGGCATTTACGGCTAACCCTGATCTAATTCTTTTCGCCAACCCATTCCAGTTATCGAGAATAGCAAAAGAGGATTTGAAACTTGCTGAAATGTGTTTCATGCAGGCTCAAAAAAGAATGTTGATGCAGAAAAACATGGAAGCGCAGAGAAACCAAGATGCTACTTTCAAAGCGCAAATGGAATCAGCAATCGCAGGTGAAAAAGAAAAGCAAAATACAGAATCGTTAAAAGGACAGATAGATTTACAAAAAACAGAAATGGAGGGTAAAACATCAAATGTGAACTACGTTTTACAAATGGTTACTTCCATTCTTTCAAAAGGTGAACCTATCCCGGCTAATTTACAAGCGCTTGTTGATGCAACAGTAAATAATATAATGCTCCCGTTAGTATCTCAAAATCAACAAAATGCGCAACAGTTACAAGAACAAGCTAACGACATTCAAGAGCCAGATAACGATGCTGATGATAGAGTATATGAGCATTAAAAGTTTGGTTATTTGAATAATTTATATTAAAATTTCGTATTAAAATATACAAAAGCAAGCATAAAACAAAAAAGATGAAACAAGTACTGGAAGAAAAAGAATAATGCAACTGGTAGAAACACATATTACTAATTCAAAAGAAATTGAAGCAATTTGCATCAAATCAAAATTGCTTTACAATCAATCTTTGTATTATTTACGCCAATCTTTATTTGGCAATATTGAAAAATTTAGCGAATACGAATTAACTGGATTATTTGCTGAACATTCAGAAGAAACTTACAAAGCATTACCTGCACAAACAGCCCAACAGATAATAAAACTACTTTTCAAAAACTGGAAGTCTTATTGGGCTTCGATTAAAGACTGGAAGAAAAACCCATCAAAATATTTAGGGAAGCCAAAACTTCCAAAATACAAAAAGGAAACATCAATAGTTGTGTTCACTAACCAACAGGTTAGAATAAAAGATGGGTTTATTCACTTCCCAAAAAATACTATTTCACCAATAAAAACAAATATTGACAATATTTGTCAAGTTCGTATAATTCCATTACCAAACACTTTTAAAATTGAAGTAATTTATGAAAAAGAAAACACCGACTTAAAATTAAATAAAGACAATGTACTTTCTTTGGATTTAGGATTAAATAATTTCATTACAGCAATAGATAATGTAGGCAATCAGCCTTTCATTATTAATGGTAAGCCATTAAAATCCTTCAATCATTGGTACAATAAAAAGAGATCCAAATTAATGTCATTCATTGGAGATAAGGGTAATTCAAAAAGAATAGGTAGGCTAACCCATTACAGAAATTGTTTTATAGAAGATAAGCTGCATAAAATAAGCAGAACGATTATAAGCTATTGTATTGAAAATAATATAGGTACAATCGTTATTGGACAAAACAAAAACTGGAAGCAGGAAATAAACTTAGGTAAAAAAACAAACCAAAAGTTCACAGAGTTACCTCATTCAAAGTTGATTGATAAAATCAAATACAAGTCTGAATTATTTTGTATGAATGTGGAAGTAGTCGAAGAAAGTTACACAAGTAAAATAGACCATCTTGCGTTTGAAGAAATGAAAAAACAAGAAAACTATTTAGGTAAACGTAAAAAAAGAGGTTTATTCCAAAGTTCCATCGGAAAGCTATTAAATGCAGATGTAAACGGTTCGATAGGAATAGGGCGAAAAGTATTTGGGAATTGCTTTGTACAAAGCATACTCAATAGTGGCAATGCGTTTTTGCCGTACAAAATAAACATTTTGTAGTATAAAATTTAAACAAATTAATCATTTTAAGTAAATTTTGATAACGTGGCAACAATAGAAGTTACAAACCAAAAAGCAAGTCAATCACTAAGGGGGCAAGACGTTATTGTTACTTTAAATAGTACCGATGCTGCACAACTTGCAAATATCTCAGTAGGGGATGCGGTAAGTACAGGTAGTTCTAAATCAGGCACAGTTAGTTTCGTAGATACATACGGTACTTCATTTAAAGTAACGCCTTTAATGCCAACAGGTAATATGTCAACTACTGCAAGTCCAGGTATTTTGGCTGCCTCTGAAACCATAACTATAACAACTTCTTAAATTAAATAAAATGCTTTCACAGCTTTTAGACGTAACAAACGAATTAAATGCTAACCATTTTGTGCAGTTAGATATTGGGGAATGGAATACTTGTACTATTCAGGTTACAGGTAGTATCTCCGGCACAATAGATATAAAAGGAAGTAATGATGGTGGCGCAATTCAGGGAGTAACAGACGGTAATGCGATAAGTGCAAAAAATTTCACTGCTATACAAGCCACAAAATTATCAGACGGTAGTGCAGTTACAACTCTTGGTACTGCTGATAATTATTCGTTTCAAGTAAGGGATAAGTATTTATACATAGGTGGCACAAATGCAGCTACAACAGGTAGCGTACTTATCCAATTAAACACAGTTCGGTAAGCATAACAATTAAAAATAAAATCGGGGCGAAATCCCTTAGTTAACAACTAATATAATATGCAAGAACAAGTAATATCATTAGACACGTCAAATGTTGCGTGGTCAGAACAAGCACCGGAACAAACACCGCAAGTGCAGGAACAACAACAAGAAACACAAGGGCAACAGCAAACAACAACAACACAAGAAACTGCAACGCAAGAGCAGCCAGCCCAAACAGAACAATTTGATTACAATAAATGGGTTAATGAAACTTTTGGGTTTGAAAATGTTGATGTTGCAAAAAGCGAAATTGAGAATCTTAAAAAGCTAAAGGCAGAACCTCAAAAATTTGAACCTCAATTCGCTAATGAAAACTCTAAAACTATCTACGAATATTTAGTAGAAGGTAAAGAAGATGATGTTGCGGAAGTTCTTTTAAATAAAAGGCAAATAGACAAACTTTTAAAGTCAGACTTGAATGATGCCGATGCTGCCGAACAAATGGTTAAACTAAGCCTGAAACAGAAAAACAAAGAACTTACTGATTCAGAAGTTGAGTTTATGTTCAATCAGCAATATTCCGCACCAGAAAAACCGATCAAAGGAGATTTAGATACTGATGAAGAATATGAGCAGAAATTAAGTCAATGGCAGAAACAAGTTGACAACAGGAAAATGCAGTTATCTATTGCTGCTAAAATGGCTAAACCAGAAATAGAGAAAGTAAAACAAGAACTGGTATTGCCAAAACTAAACGCAAGTAATATCTCTACTGAAGAACTTGAAAAGCAAAAAGTGTTGCAGGATCAGGATATTCAGAAAAAAATAGAGGCTTACAATAAATCGCTTGAAGAAGAATTTAATGTGTTTAATGGGTTTGAAGTTAAGTACAAAGACGAGGATGTTGAAGTACCTATTGCTTTCACCCTATCAGATACAGATAAGGCTTCATTAAAGCAGGACTTAGCCAGTATTGATTTGGATAAGTTTATTTTGAATAGATGGTTTAACGAGGATGGCACACCTAAAACAAGATCATTAATGGAAGATATGGCACTCTTGAAGAATAAGGATGCTGTATTAAACAAAATGGTCAACGAAACTGCCTCCAAAGTAAAAGAATCAATCTACAAAAGAAATGCTAACATCACTATTGGTGCATCACAACAGACCGCAGATTTGAACCAAACGGCAGGCAACATGAAACTTAATGGGGTCCCTAATCAGAACCTATCAGAACAAGTTAGATTCCTTTGGAGCCAAAAGTAAGCGGTAATTTAAACTAACCTTAAAAACACAATTTTAAAAAATGGCTACAGGTATTCCTACATCAAACATACTCCAGCCGGGTAATATTAGTATTCAGGGTGGAGTAACAAGGGCATTGGTATCTGATCTTCAGTTGCTAACCCCTCAGTATTACAAAAATTACGTTGAAAAATACGGTAATGAAGATTTCACATGGTGGCTTTCAACATACGCAGGTATGGAAGAAGTTAAAAACCGTGATTTCTTCTGGTTTGAAAACCGTGGTAAATTAATGCCTGGTGTTCAGACTGCATCAAATGTTTCTGCAAGTGCAGGTGCGACAATTACTTTAACACTTGCATCAGGATTCCACTATAATTCAGGTACAGAAACTCCACTTCGTGCAGGGGAAACAGTACGTGTTGCTTCTACTAACGTGGAAGGTGAAATCTTGGCTATCACAGATACAACACCAAATGCGTTTCAGTTCACAGTGCGCCCTAAAATCTCTACTCAATCTCTTGCATCAGCAGGTTCAACTTCGTTCCTGACTACTGACGCATTGCTTTTTGGTGGTGATATGGATGCTGGTGAGGCTTCTGATTCTATTGCACCGATGATTCAGTTGGATGAAAAATATACCAACACAATCACAGAAATGCGGGAAAGCTGGTCTGCAACTGACCTTGCTGAAATGACAGAAGTTTACTACACAGGTGGATTCTCTGGAGATACTCCTGCTGGTGGAGCGCAGGCTGGAACATCATTGTTTACTTTGAAAGGCCTTGTTAAATCTAATACACGTTTCAAAAATAACGTAGAGTTGAAATTGATGCGTGGTAATATTGTAAACAACTCTGGCTTGACTACTTCAACATCAGTAGGTGCGGAAGGTATTATACCTAAAATCCTTGCTGATGGGGAAACAGTTGGTTATACTCCGGGGAATATTGACATTCCAAAACTTCACGAAATCGCTCGTATCATGGATGTTAATGGTTGCGCTAATCAGGGTATGTGGATGCAAGATATTTTCCAAAATCAGAATTTCTCTGATGGACTTTTTGCTGCCTTCCCTGCTGGTGCATTTGTTTGGGGTACTGGTGAAAAATCAGAAGAAGCCCTTATCAATTATGGTACACGGGCTATCAATATTGATGGTTATATGCTTAGTGTTAAAAAGTACAAACAATTCAACTCAGAAGTAATGTACGGTATCACTCCTGCAAACGATTTCTTCCGTAACTACGGATTTATCGCTCCAATGGGTGAAACACGTGATGCAAAAGATGTAACCAAATCATACAAAAATATCACAGTTATGTACCAAGCGCCTCCTAAGGGTGGTACTATTGGTAATGGTATCAGAGTATGGCAATGGGGTGGTGCTTCATTGAATCCAACAACTGGTAAAATGAACGATAATGTGGAAATGATAACTTACCGCTCGACAAGGGTAGTAGCAGCTTCACAGTTTATTAATGTACAATCAGCATCGTAATCATTAAACAACCAATGGGGAGGGTTAAAATCCTCCCCTCTTTTAAAACATCCGATATTTCGGAGAGCCTTTAGCTCTTAAACAGTAAATAAAAATTACAAAAATGGCAACCTTAAAAAGTTACAATTATTCAATTCAAGGAGAGCAGCCAGAGCTTGCTCAACAACCTATTGATGTTGAAAAACACATCGTAGAAAAGTACAGGAAAGAAAATGATCCTGCAAC